AAGTGTCCCACGGGTTCACCATCACATACATAGGCGCAGCGAACGTGTTATTTGGTAGCCTTGTATGATTATTAAATAAATCACTAGCTTTTATATGCACTCTTTCTGGGAAATTACTCTCCCCACCTTCACTAGGGTTATCTGTTACTTTGTTATTGGTCATTGTTTTAGTCCTTGCCTTTTCTTTAATGCCTTAATGCAGTTTTTACAGGTGACCATCATGATTATCTTAGTTTTACTAATACCAAAAATGTCAATTGCATTACATAACATTGTTTTGTTTGTCTTCTTATAGTGTGTTGCCATATCAGCACCCCTTTATAGCTACAAATACCGCTAACGTGAATAGTGGAAGACCTACTAACAAAGTTCTAGCTACCGCACTTGCTACTTCAATTTCTACTATTTGTTTTATTCCTTGTCTCATTGTACTTATCCCGCTGCTATGTCCTTAAATTGATCTTTTCACGGTAACTTTTACCTTATCCCGCTACCACTCCAAATATCGCGCATCAGCTAAACAAGCTTCTTTAAATTTCTTAAGGGCTGCGTATCTTGGTACAAGCCTGTGATCATCAAATACTACGCCAAAACCCCTATCAGATAGTAGTGTCCCTTCAAATTCACCAGCTACTAACATCTTATAAAAATTTACTCTAATAGGTGTTTCTTTTACATATCTTCCATTATGAAGTACACGTGCTGCTTCACCTAATGCTAGACATACAAATTCTTCTTTAGGTAAAAGACGTTCAGCCTCTTTAATTATTTCTATAAATGTTTGTTTGTTCATTTCGCCCCCATTTTAATTATTACGTACATCAAAATAGACTGTACTAAAATTGCTGCTGTAATAAGTATATATTTTAAAATCATTTGAACACCCAGTACACTTTAGTTAATAATTCCATTAATACACTTAGCCCTATACAGGTAAAGAATATAATTCCCGCAAAGACTTCCTTCCAATGGCGCTTACTAAAAAGGTGTTTAATCGTCATAAGGGTCACGTGAGATAGTATTGTTTATAATGAAGTCCACCGCTCTATAGTATCTACCTACCAGTTTTTTATTTTCTTCATAAAGACTACTATAAGCAGCACATTTATTATTATACTTTTCTTCCCATGCCTTACCATTCTGGTCAGCACTACAGCGTTGCCTATTTACTTCAGTTACTTTATCTTTAAGTCTTTTGACTTCAGCACCGTTCTCTTTTTCAGTAGGGTTAAGCAACTTATGATACTCTTCATTAGGTACATTAACAAAATCTTCAGGTTTTTCAGGCACGTTTAGATATAGTTTGAAGATGGTTTCTAGGTCATCGAACATATCTTTAGCCATTGCTGTATTGTACTTTTCAATATCTGTTATATGTGTAATGCCTAAGTCAGTCTTTTCAATCAGATTTTTAACTTCAGCTATCGCGTATGATTTTCTCATTTTAGTTGTCCTTAGTATTTACTTTCAATGTAGTCTTGGTGTGTATAATTGTAAGTCTCTTCTTCTAAATCTGTAACAGCTACCTTATGGTAAGCTAAAGATTTAAACAGAACATCAGCACCAGAATAACTATGTTTTTCACTTCTATGACTGAACGCTTTAAAGTCTCTACTAGAAGACACAGCTAAATGTGCTACCTTACTGCCATCTTCAAATACATCAATATTAAACCAGTCATAGGTAGTATCTTCTGTCACTTCTATCTTTAGACCGTCCCCATAACAATCACATTGGTCTTCATACTGACTTTCAGCATACTGTTCTTGTAATTTTTCTATGATTGAATCTATAGACATTTCTGATACTGAACTATCACCTAGCCTATCTTTAATAAATTCTTGTATTCTTTTTTTATGTTCAGGTGTTTTGTAAGAAGCTAAAGATTCTGTACAACATTCAATCATAAATTCACGGTAATCAATGAGGTCTATATTTTCAGGTAGCTTCATTGCTTCAAATGATTTATCTAAAAGTTTATAAGCTGGACCACCATATCTAAATTGATTCTCTACAGAATCTTTAATAGACTTTTCAATTGATGTTTTTAATTTTTCTTTGACAATAGATTCTATGTCTACTTCATTGAAAGCTTGATTAACTAATTCATTAATATCCATCTTATTCCCCTTATTAAAATGTTCGATGAAGGCAACGTAACAAATACCTTTTACAAACGCAAGTTATTTTTTAAGACAAAATAAAACCCCTGTAAAAACTCATTGCCAAGCCTTTACAGGGGTCATACCTAGGTATCTTGGGGATACCCTAGACAATGTAAAACTTACCCTACTACAATTAAAGTATCAACACAAAAAGGACTGAAGGAATGGACCTACAAATAGGCGATATAACATATAAGCTAACTACCCACGCTAAGTACCGTATGAATAAGCGCAATGTTAGTATGACTGACTTAGTGGAAGCTTTAAGCAATATTAAAACTGAACGTAAGCAACTTAAAGAAGGCTTTGAAACACGTGTACTTATAACTGGTAGGAATAATGTCAGTATAGTTACCACAGTGAGTAATGTCATAGTAACCGTTTACAATTACAAAAAGAGCTACTACGATAGCAAAAATAAAAGCAAGTTCAACAAAAAGCGTAGGGGCCTAAAAAAGGTCTACGGTAACAGACTAAAAAGATAAACATTCAATAAGGGGAGAGTGAAGTATGTCAAAAGTAAAATTCTATTTATTCGCAGCAATTGTATTTTCATTATTAGGACCATTTTTTATAGTAGGTGCTATTGCTGGGCAATTTATTGGTTCTTTATACTATGGCTATAAGTCCGGTAGAGAATCATACTTAAATATTATACGTGATCTAAGAAAGAAGGTAGTGTAATGGCAATTCAAATAGGAACGCTTAGAACGTGGACCCAAAAAGACGGTACCGAATCTAAGCCATTTTTCAAAGCTGTAAAAGGCTTCTACTACAATACACTTAAAGAATTATTTGATACTATCGAACATGATTTAGATAATCATTTAGGTAAGAATGAACAGTTTAATTTATTCTATACCGTTGGTCATCACTTAGAAGGTCAAAGAACTAAAACATCATGGCAATGTCAAGAAATTGTACCTTTTGATCTAGATGGTATTGACTTAGATCAAATTGACCTATACCCACCTTTAGTAGCTGAAGCCTGTGGTTTTGACCTAGATAAATGTTCTATCGTTTATTCAGGTAATGGTATTCATATCTTGGTTCAGGTCCCTACCTTTGGTAAAGACGATAAGGAATATATCAAAGAAAAAAGATTAGGTTACAAGCAAGCATACGATAGAATCATGAAGGCCTGTAAAGAAGCTGGGCTACCTATCGAAAAAGACACTACTGCATGGGATTATGCCCGAATTTTAAGGTGCCCCTTCACCGTTAACAAAAAGCTTAAGAAGCAAGAAGACGGTTCTATAAAGGAAGTAGTCAAAGAATGTAGGATAATTCAAAATAATCTACAAACACAAGACTGGGAAATACCACAAGTAAAGAAGGTAAAAGAATCTTTATCACTTAAAGTTGGTACATTCCCTAGACCTGACACAAATGAAGTATCTACATCTTGTGAGTTTTTCAAATGGTTAAAGGATAAACCCGATGAAGTACATGAACCACACGCATACGCCATGTTATCAATTGCCGGTCATTTCAGTGACGAACATGAAACCGCCAAAAAACTCTATTCTAATTTTAGTAGCCCTTCTATTAGTGCTAAACCATTTGATGAATTTATCGAACAAGCACTATCAACTTCAGGACCTAGAACCTGTAAAGGTATTGATGATGTATGGGGAAAATGTAATACGTGCCCACACTTTAACAAAGTAACTTCACCTATTCTTTTAAAAGGTCCTGATCATATTGGTACTGAATTTTTGGGGTTTACTACCCTTGTACATAAAGGCAATAGCATCAGTACCAAAAGGCATTATGAGGACCTAAGAAAATGGTATAAGCGTGAAAAGAATTATATTCACATACCTAATAGACGTTCTACCCTTATGGAATTTAACGGTAAGTATTTTGAAGAAATAAGTGAATCACATATCAAAGCTGTAGCACAAAAGAATTTTGCCCCCTTAGTAGAAGATGACAAGATACGTACACAGTTTTTAAACCAAGTAAAGGCGGCACCTGATACATTAAAGTCAGATAGCTTTTTACATGGCCATAAAGAAAACCTAATCAATTTGAATAATGGTATTTTAGACTTAGAAAAAGGAGCGTTACTACCTCATAGTATTGAATATGGTTTTACCGCTGTAATTGATTATGACTATGATGAAGCGGCTGAATGTCCTAACTGGGATAACTTCATAAAAGCAGCTATGCGTGGTAATCAAAAGCTGGTAGACCTAATTGAAGAACTATTAGCTTTTACATTGTCAGGTATGCCTTACGATAAATTTCAATTCTATTTCTTACTAATCGGTAAGGGGTTTAATGGTAAGTCTACTTTTATTACTCTCCTACAAAGAATGTTAGGTACTGGTAACTATACCGCCCACCCTTTAGAAGACCTTATAGATAAACAAGATGCACGTGCTGAATTATCTACTTCACTTGCTAACTTAGTGGCTGACTCTAGTGCTACAGCTTTAAAAGGTAAGGACCTTACACGTCTAAAGTCATGGACTGGTAATGATGCTGTAACTGGTAGGGCATTGTATAAGGATAGTATTAGCTTCATTAATAAATCTAAATTCATCTTTGGGTTCAATGATTACCCTGAAATTAAAACAACATCTATAGGTGATAATAGACGTATTAAAGCTATTCCTTTTGATGCTGACTTTAAAGGTGTTGATAAAGGTTTCTTTATTAAAGACCTAGAAAAAAGATTAGTAGAAGAACGTAGTGGTATCTTAAATAGAGTTGTTACGGCCTATGATAGACTGCTTAAAAATGGGTTTAGTCACTGTGATACCTTAGATAACATGAAGACTGATATTAGGAAAAATGCTGATAGTGTGTATGACTTTTTAACTGATTTTGTTGAATATAAAGAAGGTGGTAAGGTTTTTGCTGAAGATATTTATAATGCCTACACGCAAAATAATGATTATTCAGCGGCTAATTACGCAAAGCAGCCTAGGACATTTAACAAAGAGCTTAGAAATATTATAGAAACAAATGACGCTATGAGTACCATGGAATTTAAACAAATTAGATTGGGTAGTAAAAGTGGTAAGGGTCTTTTTAATGCCGTGCTTAAAATAAATAACACGGTTAGTAATAGGTTCTAAAATATTATAGAAACATTTGTGCGTTGTATTATTGAATAATAACCGCAATTTATAAAGTTTTTTTTTGTTTCTATAATCATTTTATAAACTTATTTTAGGAAAATATTTTTTTTATTATGATGTTGTAATGTATGTAATATATATAATAGGTATGGAAAAGTTATAAAATCGCTTTAGAAACGAAACAAAAAGGAATGACGGTATGAGTAAAGCAGAAGGATATGTTCGGTTAGGAGCACGGGATTGGAAAATAGACAAGATGCACAATATAAAAATTGAAGATGCGTGGATTATATTTGATTACGGTTCAGATATGAAAAATATATCTTGTTCATTACATACACTAGTGGCTTTAGAAGAGTTGAAATATTTATTTAGCAATATTAAATTCATACAGTTTCTAGAGATACAACAAATAGGTAATTAGCTAACCAAAATTATTTACGGTACACTTAAAGTAACAAGGAAAAGTTATGTCAGTTTCAAAGAAGAAAACTACAAAGAAAAAAGTGGCTAAGAAAAAAGCAACTAAGAAAACTACAAAGAAAAAAGTAGTTAAGAAAAAACCTATTCATAAACTACCTCCAAAAGAACGGGCTGAAGCTTATGCTGAAAAAGGTGTGAACACACCCAGTAAGTATAATTTTGGTAGACCTAGTGAATACTGTGATAGTTACCCTGAAAAAGTTTATGATGCTTGTGTTAGTGGTGAATGTAAAACTATTGCTTCTATTTGTTGTCTCTTAGATATTTGTAGAGATACCTATAAAGACTGGCAAGCAAAACACAAACACTTTTCCTTAGCTATAAAAAGAGGAACCGAGTATAGAAAAAAACATATGGAAGATAAAGGCCTAGTAGGTATGAACGCTGGAAAACAATTCAACGCTATACCTTGGTTATTTTTAGTTAAGAATATGTTTCCTGATGAATACAAAGATAGACAAGAAGTTGAAGTAGGTAACAAAGGTGATGAAACTTTTAAATTCGCTTTTGATTTAAGTGACAAGCCTGAAGGTTAATGTGACTGCTGTATATGGTTATACCGATTCTAAAACAGGCGCACTAACTAACAACATACAGGAAATTGTATCTCAAGAAGTAGAACTACTTGCTTACGCTTATGTTGAAAAACATGGTAAGGCACCTTCTAAAAAACAAATTAATAACTGGATAAACTTTTCTTTAACTGCTATGGGCTGGTATGACGATGACTAACGGCCCTATCAACCCACCTATACTAGAAGAAGCTTTAAACTTTAAAACCTTTAACCCTAAACTTATTCCATACCAGTATAGGGTCATTTACGATATTAAAAAAACCTTTGATTATTCTAACGGTCCACATTACATAATGCTTAGTGGTTCTATTGGTTCAGCAAAGTCTACTCTACTTGCTTGGTTAATTATAAAGCACTGTACTGAATTTGATGGTGCTGGTGTTCTTATAGGTAGAAAAGCTATGCCTGATTTAGCTGATACCATATTCCAAGAACTATTAGATATGCTAGAAGGTGCCTTAGTTGAAGGTGTTGATTACTGGGTTAACCATACTAAGAAGTCTTTACGGTTCAAGAACAAGTCTTATGTTATTGCTAGATCATGGTCAGATAGAAAATTCAAGTCTAAATTCAGGTCCCTTAAATTATCAATGGTGGTTATTGAAGAGTTAACCGAAAATGATTCTAAAGACTGGCAATTCTTTGATGAAGTTATTGGACGTTTAGGACGTGCTAAAGATAAAAAGAATAGGACCATACCAGAAAACATATTCATAGCAGCTACTAACCCTGATGACCCTAGCCATGATGCTTATAAGTTTTTCATAAAGGGTAGTAAGAAGACTGGTAACTATGCTTGTAAGACTGATGAAGATGGGCTAACCAATATTCATACCTATTATTCACTTACTGAACAAAACCCTTTTCTTCCTTCTTGGTATCACGCTTCCTTACGTAAAAAGTATGATGCTAAAATGATTAGGCGTATGCTGTATGGTGAATGGTTGTACATCAACACTGATGTAATTTACTACTGCTATGACCCAGTAAAACATTTAGCACCTAATCTAGAAATAAAAAAGAATCTACCTATACGTTTATCTTTTGACTTTAACATCAGTAAAGGCAAACCAATGTCAAGCTGTATGCTGCAATTTAATCCCAAGGCACGTAACCAGTCCATCAAAGATAAGCGGTTTACATTCTTTGAAGAAGTAGCAGTAGAAGGTGCAAGAACATTAACAGCAATGGAAGAATGGGCCGGTAAAGGTGTATTTGATTTACCACATAATCCAAAGATTATTATTCATGGTGATCAGACTGGCACCAAGTCAGATAGTAGAGGGGTTCAATCGGATTATGACATTATTGAAAAGTTCATAGCTAACTATGAACGTAAAGATGAAGACCCTATAGAATATGAGATTGACTTACCTACTGTTAACCCACACCAGCGTATTAGACATAATATCTCTAATGGTCAGTTAGAAAATGCTGACAATGAAATATCTGTAGTAATTGACGAAAAGTGTTATTTCATTGATGCGGGGTTTAGTAATACTAGACTAGCTGAAAATAGTAAGTACACTGAAGATCAAACAACTGAAGGACAAGATATGTCTACAGCTGCTACTTATGCTATACATTATTGTGTAGAATATGAAATGATAGAAGAAGAAGATATAATGTTTAGCTAAAAATACAAGGAAGTAATAAATGTCTACCAGTCAGATACCCGCCCGTAAATTGGATATAACACGTGAAGACCATGCAAGGCGTATTGTCTTAGAAATTGACAATGAAGAAAATCGTAAAAGGCGTAGGGATGCTTGGGTAGCTAATCAATGTTTAGAAGGACAGCAAAAACAATATGTACAGGCTAGACTTGCTGAACTTTACCCTGAAACTTTTGGTAAGTTTAGAGTGGGTGACATTAGTATAGTTAAAAAAGTAACTACTAAACAATCTAAGGCCTATAAAAACCCACCTATTAGAAAAGCTGAAGATGATAAAGAGACTGAAAGTCTCACTGATATTTATAAAAAATATAAATTCAATAAAGTACTTAAAGAATTTGATTCAATATTTAATCTTCATAAATATGCGGCCCTATGGCTTACGTGGCAAAACCCTGAAGAACGTGATGCTGAAGAAGGTAGGTATGTTCTTCATGCACTAGCACCTTATGAATTTGATATAGTACGGGACCAAATTAGCGGTGAACCTATTATATTTATTCTTAACTATCCTGATACCAATGTTACTAGACAAGCTGGTGGGAGTGATGGACAAGAACAAACAATATCTGAAAGTCAATCTGATACTTCAGCACGTTCACGTATTTATTCTATGTGGACTAAAGACACATTTGTAAAGGTTAAAGTTACTAGGGCTGAAGGGCATGGGAACCATACAGCTGAAAAAATGTCTATTGTATTTCAAGAAAAGAAAAAGAACCCTATTGGTAGACTTCCAATTACATACCTTCAAAAAGATACGGCTATAGATTACCCTATAAGTAATAATCTTGCTGACCAGTCTATAGAATGGAATGTAGCTTTTTCTGATTTAAAAACAGCTTCAGCTACACAAGGTCATGGGCAGTTAGTTATTGGTCACCCTGAAGGCCAAAAGATGAAGCAAGTTCACATGGGGATGCATACAGCTATCACTTTACCGCAAAGTAAAAAGCCTGATGCTAAACCTACTACAGCTGAATATATTAGTGCTAGTCCTGATCTTGGTGGTCAGTTAGATGTACTTAAATTTGATATTATTAATATATTGGATGATCACGGCATAAAAGCTAAGTCAACTATTGAAGGTAGTACAGAATCATTCGCATCAGGATTTTCTAAGCTTGTATCTGAAGCTGATGTACAAGACTTAATTGAAGATAATCAATCTACCTATGCTGAAGATGTAGAACCTGACCTATTCCAAAACGTCAAGGCACATGAAGAAGCAATGAACCAAACTACATTCGCTAAGACTGATGAAGTGGCCGTACATTTTGAAAAGCCTAAAGTTCTTATCAGTGATAAAGAAACATTAGATAATATTAGTCAACGTGAAGAACTTGGTACACTTCTACCATACGAAAAGCATATGATTCTTAATCCTAACCTGACTGTAGATCAAGCTAAAGAACGTGAAGCTGAAATACAAGAAGCTAGGAAAAAACAATTAAAAGAAATGGCTGATCTAATGGGTGAAGCTGAAACTACTGAAGATGATGACAATTTACCACCAAAGGAAGAATAGATGGGCTGTAGATACATGATAAACAATGTTGAATGTTTTGTTAAATTTTTAGATGGTGGGAATGAGGGTTATTGCTGTGTCAGTATAGCTGATGAAAGTTTTATAATATCGGTGAAGCTTCTTGCATCAATAGCTTCACCAGCGCCATAGGTAACTAAATGACTTCTGAAACTATTGCTAACGGCACTACAGAAATTATTCATAGACTGGACCTTAACGATTACGGTCTAGAAGATGTACCTGAAGAAGCAAAGCAAGAAGCAAAACAAGAAGTAGCTGATTACCTAGAGAACCAAATACTACGTGAAGTCAATAATGGGGTAAGCCCTGTTAGGGGTGAAGGTAGATTTAAAAGGCTAGATACTGATTATGCTATACGTGAAAAAAGTGGTAACAGATTATCTAACCTTGAAGATGAAGGGGACCTACTTACTGATTTTGATGTAAGCCTAGATGAAGGTTCTTTTCTAGAAGTAGGACATAAGGGAAATCAAACACCTAAAGCTGATGGACATAACCAGCTATCAGCTAAAGCTAAAGCTTGGGCAAAACAGAATGGTTACCCTAGACGTAGATATATCCCTGATGATACTCAAAAGTTTATCCCTAAGATTACAGGTGAAATAGAAAATATAATAAGTGAATTTGTACCGACCGTTGTAGAACGTCTAGAGATAGCACCTATTATTGTAAGCACTGTAGAAACACCTGAAGAAACCACAGTAACAATAGAAACTACTGATCTATTTAGTGATGATGTTATAGATTCACTTTTAGAAGATGCTATACGTAGAAGGGGTGGGCTATGACTTTTAAGGTAGAAGTATCAAAAGAATTTCAAGGCCTTCTAGATTCTACTAATAAAAAAGGTCTAATAGCTGATGTACGAAAAAACTTTTCTAGAAAAGGTCATACCAAAATTAAACAAGCTATCATACAAGATATGATAAAAGGTATCAGCCCAGTTAAAGGTGCGGGTAAATTTCAGAAATACAGCCCTTCATACAAAAAAGAAATTAGCAATAATAAATCTAGACGTATGCAATCGGCTAAACCAACAAAACAAAAAAGCCCTGTAAATCTAAGACTTAAGGGCAAACTTCATAAGGACCTTCATTCATTCTTTGTAGGCAATGCGTTAGTAATACAATTTAGAAACTTCCTAGCTGATATTCACAATAGACAAGGTGCCGGTAAGTCAAAGGTAATTAGACGAATGTTACCCACAAATAAAGGTGAATCATTTAACCGTAGAATTGAAACGGTTATTTTTGATGAACTTAAAAAAGCTGTGGACAAGGTTGCTAAACAATTTTCTAGACAGTAGGATATTGCTACTAGATAATATTAATATGGGTCAACGTAGGTTACCCCGATTATGGTCAACGTAGGTTACCATTAGGAGAAAAAAGATGCCTGAAATTAGTGAAGAAGAATTAGCAAAGTTTAAAGCTGATAGTGAACGTGCTACTGACTTGGAAGCTTCTAAGAAAAGATTAGAAGATGAAAATGGTAAGTATAAAACACGTGCCCAAGATGCTGAAGGTAAATTATCTGAAGCTGAAAAAGCAAAACTAGCAGCTGAAGGGAATACGCAAGCTTTACTTGATAAAGAACGTGCTGAAAAAGTAGTGTTACAAGATCAGATTAAAGTAAGCAATAAAACTACCTTACGTGAAAAGTTACGTACTGAAGTATCAAAGTATGCCAAAGATGCGCATGATGTAGATATGATCATAAAAGTAACTGAACATAAAGGCTTGCTAAAGCTAGATGAAGAAGCACTAACTGTAGAAGGTGTTAAAGAGTATGTAGAAAAGGTACGTGAATCACACAGTTACTTATTTTCTAAAAAGCGTATGGACGGGGGCGATAATAAACCACCTAAAGGCGACGAAGAAGAATTTAAGGCTGATGATGACAAGTACTTGAGTGAATTGCGTTCATGTTCTACACGACAACAAATGAATGACGTTAGAAAAAAGTACGGTAAAGCCGTTGACTAACACTAATTCTTAGTTGAAACTTAATGTAAAGAAAAAAACTTAATTAATAACCGTTTTATAAACAAAGGAATGTACAAATGGCTTTTACTGTTAACATGACTGGCACGACTCAAGTTGATGACAGCATCATCGAAGAATACGATGTAGAATTTAGAGTAGCTTTTGCTGAACAAGGTTCTATGTCACAACTTGCTTCCCTCAAAAGAGATATTGGGGCTAAAGCAATCAACCTACCAAAATATGAACAACTTTCACTTGCAACCACTCCCCTAGTTGAAGACACTGACCCCGATTCTGAAGCACTAGTTGATTCTAAAATTCAGATTATCCCTGAAGAGTATGGGAAGGTAGTAACAACTACTAAACTTGCTTCACTCCAAACTGGTGGAATGGTAGACCGTGCCGCTGCTAGAATGGTTGGTATCAATGCTGGACGTACTCAAAACAAACTTGCTATTTTAGCTTGTGATGCTGGTACACAGATTATCCAAGCTGATGGCCTACTAGTTGAATCAGCACTAATCGCTACTGATACTATGGACGCTACATTAATGGGCAAAGCATTTAACTTGCTTGCACGTGCTAATGTTCCCGGCCTAAGTGGTAATGATTATTTCATGGTTGCACATGATGATGTTATTCATGACATTCGTGAACAGTCAGGTGCAAATTCGTGGATCGACGCACATAAGTATGCACTACCTGAAGCTTTACTAAAAAATGAAGTGGGTATGTATAAAGGGTTTAGAGTAATCCGCGACAACCTTTCCACTATTGTAGTTGATGGTGGGGCAGTAAATGTAGATGTTTACTACTCATATTTCTTAGGCTTCAATGCGCTAGGTTGGGCAGTATCTCAAGACATTGGAATGGTTGCTACTGGTCCATTTGATAAACTTAACAGATTCGTTAATATGGGTTGGTTAGGTTGTTTCAATTACAAGATCATTGAAGATCAAGCTTTAGTTGTTGCTAAATCAGCTTCAAGTGTAGGCGCTAATTAATAACTTTATCTGAAACGATAGGATAAATAACCAAAGGGTGGGTATAATGCTCACCCTTTTTTGTATAAGGAATATGTATGTCATTTTACGGTTCAAGAGTTACTCATTTTGTAGAAGGTAAGACTGAAGAAGAAGTACGTAAAAAACTTATAGTAATAGGTGGTGAACTTCAGCAAAAACTAGAAGTGATAAATGTCTATTATAATGCTGGTAAGGGTAGAGTAATAGCGTGGTATTTCCATGATATTAAAGCCGCACCATTACCCCCTACAGGTGAATCTAAACCCATTAAGAAGACCAAGAAAAAAGTAACTAAGAAGGCTTAAAAATGGCTGACACTTTTGACAAAACAACTAAATTACTTATTGATGGTTGGGCATTAGATCAGGCTAAATTTGGTAAATCATTCCTAGAAGAAATATTAGTACGTACAAGTAACCGCAATGAAATTTTTGGGGATATTAAAACACCTATTTCTTTAGGCCTTATCGAAGGTATTGAACTTAAAAGAATTAACGGCTTTGTAAATGATGTTGATTCAAATGATGCTAGTGATGTTACTTATCAAGGGGGTATATACCCCTTCTTAGCAGCACCACAACTTATAGATATTGTTTCAGATAATGCTAATGATACTAATGGTGGTACAGGTGCTAATACCGTTAGAATTTTTGGTTTAGTAGCTGGGTATATTGAAGATTCTGAAGACATTATTTTAAATGGTGTAACCCCCGTTCAAACCACTAAGGCCTTCATAGCTGTCAATTCAGCCTTTGTTTTAACTGCTGGTACACTTAATGCTAACGCTGGAACCATAACCTTCACTGATAATGCAGCTGCTTCAATTCAGGCCCAAATAGGGGTGAATGATAATGATATAGGCTTAGTATCGGCCTTCCAAACTATTCAAACAATACCCGCTGGTAAAGTAGGGTTACTAGTTCATTCTATAGCTAGTATAACTAAGCGTGGTGGGTCTACAGGGGTTAAAGAAGGTGTTCTATCATTAGGGGTAAGTGAATTTGATTCTAATATATTTTATACTGGACGATTAACTACTACTAGAAGTGACGGTACCAGTTTTGTAAAAATTGATGATGATTTTCCAAATGTATTAAATGAAAAATCGTCTGTAAAAGCTTCAGTATTTAGTTTTACAAATAATACTAGATTTTCAGTAAATTTAACTTTGTTATTAATTGACAAACAAATATTTGGGTTACAGTAATGGCTTTAGAAAATGACTACATTAATATGGTTCTAAATCGTTTTAAAGACGATGATATAAAAGTACTTATTGACAAGTTCACCTCTACTAAATGGTATGTAGGTGTATCTATATTTACCACTGCTTTAAAGCATGAACCTAAATGGATGGTTTTTGAAATAGTTAATAGTGACAATACTGTAGATATTAATAGTAGTTCTAATCTATTTGAAAAAATATGGAATGATAGATTCATATTAGAATATGCTTCTTTAGAAAAAGTATTCCTTAGTACTACTGATATATCTGATAATACTGTGGGCGTTGATATAGCCACAATAACTACTTTAGGCGGCTTCACTCCAATTACATTTTCTATAGTTTCTCAAGATGCTGGTGATCACTTTGAAATAGTACTAGATAAATTAAAACTAAAAAATGCAGTATTACAAGGTAGCACTACTGATGTAACCATTAGGGCAACTGATAACACTGGTATGACTGTAGACATACTATTCACTATGACCGCTACCTTTTTTACTTCCACAAAGTCAGTTTATTGTAATGGGGTAGACCAAAAAATTACCGTTGCTGCACATGATGAATTACATGACTTAAGTGATGCTATGTCACATTGCTTTTGGGTTAAAATACCTTCAGTTAAAGCATACGCACAAATACTAACACAAAAATATAGTTCTTCTGGGTATAAACAGCTATTTCAATTAGACAGTAGTGGGGCAAAAATCTTTATCCAATACTTTGGTAATGAAGGGGTTAAGGGAAAAATCAGCACTAATTCAATAGTTGATAATCAATGGCATTTTATAGTAGCAACATTTAAAGCATCTACTGATGAATTAGAATTATATATTGATGGCGCTAAAGATTTTGCTCCAAATGGTGTTACAGCTATTAGTGCCATCACAACATATGTGTCATCCACGCTTTATTTATTGGATAATTTGGAAGCCAATATTGATGATGTAGCTATTTTTAATAGATTGTTATCTGCTGCTGAAGTATTGGATTTTTACAATGAAGGTGCCCCAAAAGATTTAACCAATGAAGCTGGGCTTGTGTACTACGCCCAAATAGGTGACGATGTAATATCCAATGCACAAAATGCAATTGTTGGTGTAGCTGGACAACTCATTAACTTAGATGAAAATACAATCTCAATGGACGTGCCTTCATGAAACAATGGTGTATAGTAAAAAAATCTAGGCTAACTGATGCTTTAAAAGATGGGAATGATCCTAAACTTTTAAATAGTGGTCAATATCTAGTAAGAGTAACTAAAAATAATGAATACCTTCTTCATGGCTATAAAAGATATGACTTTGAAGATTTAAAAGATAAGGACCTAGATACTACTAATTCACATAAAGAAAAAGAAGATATTAGTAACTCACCTTTCAAAGATAAAAAAGTATGTAATGACCATAGACTATTTAAAAGACTTCATGGGTCAGATTTTATACCACTAATAGCTGGGGCTACAGAAATATTAGAACTTACTATAGGTTACGCTTGGGCAAAAATTGAAGCTATGGAAGTTATAGGGGCCGGTAAACAACACACTTGTAATTTAATAATAGTAGATACAGATACAGGGGCTTTTTCTGGTGTACCTGATGCTGTGCTAAATCAGTTTTGCTTTGATGCTGCTGTAGCTGAAAACTTCCATAGATTCGCTTCTAAATATGATGCTGATTTATATTTAGGTATGGGTGTACAGTTAGAAATAACTAACCATTCAACTATAGATAGTGTGATAGCTCTAAATCTTGAATTAAATGAGGTAGTAAAATGAAAGTGACTATTCATCAGACAACATCTAGAAGTAAGTTCCCATTTAATAGCTTATCTTTACTGATAAAATACTTTTCTAAAACTGATTATAGTCACTATGCAATGTCATACGAATCTGAAAGTGGTAATACTGTATTTTGTGATTCTACATCTAAGGGTGTAAGACAAATGGCACAAGAACAGTTTGATAAACACAACATCATAAAAAGATCATTTGTGTGTGACGTAGACATACCTAGAGAATATTTTCTAAGATGGTTTGAACGTCATCAAGGTAAAGACTACGGGTTTAAACAAATTGTAGGGCTTGCTTTAAAAATATTCCATATAGTTAAACATAACCCTTTTGGTAAGGGTGCTAAGAGAATTATATGTAATGAACTAGTAGTACTTTTCATCAATAGATTCTATCATACTGGTGTTGTTGATACTGATAGCTTAAACTTAAAAGATACTGAACAACTGATATATAAGGCGGTTATATGAATTTCTACACAGTACTACATGACAATGGGGTAACTATTGAAAACATTAGTCTATCTGTTAAAGACTTTACTACTAATTTTGTACCCCTTGCGTTGGCTGATGTTGATTATTTATATGTGGGTTATTACAAACCCTTCAAGCAATTCTTTATTGAACTAAACCCCGCTAATACTGTAGCTGGTGAAATTGCTTTTGAATATTGGAACGGTGCCGCTTGGGTAGCTCTAGAAGCTATTGATGAATCACAAAACTTTTTTAAGTCAGGCTTCATTTATTTTAATCGTCCTGAAGACTGGGCTGCTAATACCGTTGATAGTAATGAAAACTTTTATATTAGACTACAGCCTTCAGCTTCACATGATGTTAGTACAGAAGTACGTGGGCTAGGTATTTTACTTAGTAATGACCTTGATCTAGAAGGTATTAAATCTAATATCGTATCTAAATTGAATAATGGTACTTCATGGGTAGGTAAGCATGAAGCTGCTAGGAAATATATTATTCAAAAGCTTAGAAATTTAGGCAATAGAAAAGTTATATCTTCACAAAGTAATAACCCTGTTTTTGCCACAGCTAAAGAAACGAATAATATTCTATTTAGTGATCTTACTGAATTTGATCTATTGGAACCCTTTGAATTGCGTGAAGCTTCTAAATTCTATGCTTTAAGTTATATCTACCTTGACGAATTGTCTGATGAACAAGATGATAAGTGGGAACGGTCAGGTAAAAGACATTTACGTAGGGCTGATGAAGCAATAAATCTTTTTATGCTTAAGCTTGACACAAATGACAATGGTGAAGAAGATGCTGCTGAAAGTAGTGGTAATACTGGGATAAGTCTATCATGGGTATAGTACAAGAAATACAAGAAGCTATTAAGCCTATTATTAAGGCCGTTACTGGGTACACCCAACTTGATTATGAATATGATATTGATTTGAATAGTGACCGTGGATACACTGAAAAGTACGGCTTCATTCCCCAAGATGCTTCCTTTGCTGAAGGTAAGTCAATGGGGTTCACTACTATGGACCATACTTTTCAGCTTATCCTAACTAATGATTTTAAAAACCAAGATGATGACACGGCACAAAATAGTGCTTTAATGGTAATGTACGAAAAAGCACAAACACTACTTAAAGATTTACAGAAAAGTAGACTTGCATTACCTACCCCCACTAATAAAGTAAAGTTAATTAGCGGTTTATCATTTGATGATCCAGAATTTTCAGGTGATAATAGTACAGTAGCCTTAAGGCTCAATTTAAAGATACAATATAGTTATAGAAATAATTAACAAGGAAGTAGAAAATGGGTATAGGACTAGTAACCGATGAAGGTTCAGTATTTATCGAAAAAGAAGTAACAGAAGGTACATACGTAGCTGAAGCTTCAGGTGCAGCCGCTATTGAAGTTTTAAGTGACGGGTTAGAATTTACACCCACAAAAGAACTTCTTGAAAGAAATAATAGAACAAGTACCGTTGAAAAAGTACCCTCTAGAGTGGGACAAAAATCAATGGCCGGTACAGTTCCTACAGAATATAAAGCTGGGTCCACTGAAGGTGCTGTACCTGAAACTGACCCACTATATGAAGCACTACTAGGCGGTAAAAGAACTTATACTTCTACTATTTCTGATATTGGGCATACTACCGTATTGCTTGAATTAGGTGTAGGTGATGGTGCTAAGTATGCTGTGGGCGATATTATCAAAGTTAAAGAATATGATGAAAACCCTGTTAATGAAGATCATGTATCACCTATTAAGGCTATTGTAGGTGATCAGTTAGAACTACTTATTCCATACTTCCAAGCCTTTACTGCTAATGTTGTTATTGCAGCTGGTGTAACTTATTACCATGCTTCAGGTGCGCCTACAGTTTCAGTAACTAATTATTTAGGTGGGAAGATTAGAGAAAAAGCAATCGGGATGCGCTGTGTATCAGGGGAAATTGCTAATTTTTCTACTGGTCAATTAGCTACTACTTCTTTTTCTTTAGAAGGTCTTAATTTTGACCGTGAAGTAGGTACCCCTTTATTCTCACCAGTTTTTGATAGTTCATTACCACCAGTTATTTTATGTGCTAAGGTTTTCAAAAATGCACAAGAAATAACTGTAAATAGTGTTGGCATCACAATGGCTAATACTCTAGGGTTCTTAACCTCTACAGCTTCTTGCAACGGTAAGATCAGTTCTAGAATTACAGAATTTGTAACTAACTTTTCTATCAACCCGTATATGGAAGATGATGATGTAGATAACTTTACATTATTCAATGACAACACGGCATTTAGTTTATTCGGTTCAGCTTACAATGCCGGTGCTACTAAAGATGAAAAATTGGAAAACGTAGCCTTCTATATGCCTAATTGTAGAATACCTGAAATTACTACAGGTGATGAAGATGGTATTTTAACTGATGCTATTAGTGGTACAGCTTATAAAGATCAAGGGAATGATACTATTTTTATCTCTTTTATCTAACTTGCAATTATAAAAATTTTTTACTATGCTAGGGGTACTGAATGGTACCCCTTTTATATTTTGGAGCTAAATATGTCTATTATCGTAAAACCTATTGATGAATTATTTAAAGTTATCCTAACTGAAGGTGAAGATAGTGTAGAGTTTTTTATCAAGCAATTAGATTACAAAACCAAAGCACACATTACAGGTCTAACCACAAATGTTAAACAAGGACAAGTTACTATTGATAGTGCTTTAACTTGTTTCTATAACATTAAATATGGCCTTAAAAAAGTTGTGGGCCTAGAAGATGTTGACGGTAAACCTTATGCCTTAGATTTTGAAGATAAGGAAAAAAGAAGTCTTACTGATAAATGTGTTGACGAATTACTAGCTACCCCGCTATCAGATAATCTTCAATTTTCAGCACGTGAATTGTCAAGGGCTTGTTACCCTGACAAGGTACTACACCCATTGACTGGACAGCCTATTGAAGGCGTGGAAGTTATTCCAGCTAGTCAGCTGAAGGGCACTAAAAAAAAGTCATAAGTGAATATGAAATAGGTACCGTGTGGGATTATATTGCCGGAAAAATCAACACGGTATCTAGTTTATCAACTGGTGAGTATGTTCTATTACTTGCTTCTTTAGAATCAAAATTAGATAAGAAATTTCATTGTGGTACTTGTATAACGCAGTATGGTAGTAGCGATAGACTAATAAAAAAAACCGAGCGAAAACGTAAGTCTAAAGGGTGCTTTGACAACACGTCTAAAAGTTACAGAATAGACAATATTAGATATAATACCTGTATAGGTAATTTTGCTGTACCTATTGATTTTTTTATAGAAGCGTTTAGCCTATACGAAAAGGGCGTGTTACCATTTAAAGGTAATATATGTGATCAACCTAGTAAAATCATGGAAGTATTTCAATTGATTGAAGTACGTAGATCAGAAAAAATAAACCAAGGAAAGTAGGTTATGGCCAACGATATTAAGGCTACAATAACTTTAGAAGGTAAAGACGCACTAAATACATTAGCGGCTTTAGATAAGGGTATTAAAAAGCTAGGTAAAGACGGTACTAAATCAGTAAGTTCTATGACTGGTGCCGTAAAAGTTTTCCAAGGTGTAGTAGGTGCCCAAGTTCTTTTAAGGTCCATTGATCTTATAGGTAGAACACTAAAGCAAGGGGCTAAAGATGCCTTAGACTTTGGTAAGGCCGTTGCTGAAATTAATTCAATCGCACCTAGAACCGCTGCTGAAACTTTAGCACTGAAGCAACAACTAATAGGTCTATCAAATGAATTTGCTGGACCAGCCCAAAAGCAAGCCAAAGCTTTTTATAATATTGTTTCAGCTGGTGTTAAAGGTACTGCAAAACAATTAAATACATTAGAGATAGCTAACAAAGCTGCTGTAGCTGGTCTAGTAGATATTGATACTTCAGCCCGTGTTTTAGTTTCTTCTGTTAACTCATATTCAGCATCAAGCTTAACGGCCTTACAAGCTTCAGATATTTTATTTACTACTGTAAAAGAAGGTATCACTACTTTTGGTGAGTTATCAGGTTCACTAGGTACCGTAGCACCACTAGCTAGTGCAGCTGGTTTAAAGTTTTCTGAACTTGGTGGTACACTTGCGTTCTTAACTAAAGTAGGGGTAAGGACTGACCAAGCTACTACAGGTTTACGTGCTATTCTAACTGGTATAATTAAGCCATCACAAGAAGCTGCTACATTCGCTAAACAACTTGGTTTAGAATTTAGTACCACCGCAATTAAAGCTAAAGGCTTTGCGGGGTTCATGAAGGACGTGATAGAAAAAACTGGGGGCACTGAAACTGCACTAGCTAAACTATTCCCCAACGTAAGGGCTTTAGGTCCAATTATTCAATTAGCTAATGGGGACTTTCAAGACTTCGTAAGAATTTTAGATGAAACCGCTGGGGCTGCTGGGGCTACCAATAAAGCTTTTAAAACTATTACCGATAGTGCTTCTTTTCAATTTGAGAAACTAACTAACCAATTAAAAAACTTCCCTACAGCATTGCTAACAAATTTTGAAGAACCTTTAAGTGATGGTCTTAAAGCTATAAATGAATTTGTAGGTGCCCAAGGTATTCTACTTTTAGTAGACGCTATTGACGGTGTAGTAAGTGTGTTTCAGACATTCAATTCAGCCGCTAATGGGGTTGATCAGTTTTTTAACTTATTAGCTAATGGTGCTTTGAACACGGCTAAAGCATGGTCAGAATTAGCCCTTACTGTAAATAAAGCATTACAAGCCACTCAAGAATTCGCTGGGTTTGATGTATCTGAACATCTTAAAAGGGAAGAAGAATCTCTTATTAAAAGAATAAAAATAATTGATCAAACTATAGATGCTAATGAACAAGCTACACTATCACTTCAGCAAGAAGAAGAAGCACGTTTTAATGTGGCTGAAGAATTCAGAAAAAAGTTAGCCGCTGGTAGAGCAAAACAGGTAGAACAAGAAGAAGCTAGAAAAGAACAAGAACTAGCTAGTGATAAAGCTGTAGCGGCAAAAAAACTAGAAGCTGCTGTAGCTGCTGAAACTACTAAATTTGAAGCCCTATCTGAACTTAAAGCAGCACAAAAAGAATTAGAGAATGAAGCCCTTGAAGAAGACAAGTTAGCCAAAGAATTAGCTAATGAAGAAGAATTTCAATTTCTAGCTGATAACCTTGGTAGACAAAATACTTTAAGGGAACTAAATAGAATACAAAATATTACTGGTGAGAAAAAGCGTCAGGTTGAATTAAAAAAGCTACGTGAAAAAGCTGTTAAAGAAGAACAAACTAGTATGTTTACCATGCGTAAATTTGAAAACTTGTCTAACAAAGAAAAGGTAGCTGGACAAAAACAAACACTAGCAACTATAGCTACATTAAGTTCATCTTCTAATAGTGCCTTATTCGCTATTGGTAAAGCAGCAGCACTAACACAAGCTGGTATAAATACTTTTCAAGGTGTAACCCTAGCACTGGCAACTATACCACCACCATTTGGTTTTGCAGCAGCAGCAGCGGTAGGTGCAGCGGGGGCCATAAACATAGCCAAAATTGCAGCCTCTAAACCTCCTTCAGCTGGGTCATTCCAGTCAGGGGGTATTGTAGACGGTGCTAGTCAGACTGGTGATCAATTAACCGCTAATGTAAATGGTGGTGAAGCTATATTTAACCGTAGACAGCAACAAAACTTATTCAATGCTGTAGACACTGGGTCACTTGGTGGTGGGGGAAGTAATACATCTATCTCTATACAGTCCCTTACAGGTGATATACCACAAGAATCAATAGATAATTTGATTGACCAGTTAAATGATGCTACTGAATTTAGAAATAAGAACTTGGGGGCGGCATAATGAACTTCATACCTAAAATAGAATATACAGAATTAGGTACTGGTACACCTAAAACTATAACTTTTGACTCACCCCCTGAAGGTGACCCATTAGGGGAACGGTATCAATCTAAACAAACATCTAAAAGGTCCACTGGGGGAGTAAAACAAACCCAACATAATTATAATTTAAAACAATATCGCCTAGAATTTATATTTCAAACTGAAGTTACTAAACTTGCCTTTGATGACTTTTGGCTTAATCATGCCGCTAAAGGTGGGTCTTTTGATTACTTCATACATAGTGATGAAGTAGATTTTGAAGTAATGGAATTAGTTATAGGTACCTACTCACCTAAAAGACCAATACCAGCAGCTACTATTGGTGAATTTGAATATGATTTTAAATTTACTATTGAAAGGGTAGTGTAATGGCCCTACCTGTAAACTTCCTAGCTGAATTACAGAATACTAATTTTAGGGGTAATTTAGTTGTATCTATTGATGGTACTTACTTTAGTCAATATCAGCCTGATAGTGGTTTAGTTGTTGATGCTAATAAAGTAGGGCTAGTAGATAATGCAAAGATTAATGGTGTAACTTTAGATATTAGAAGGGCTAACACACCTATAGCTACTATAAATTTTGACCTTCTAGATAAAGACGCTATTGTATCTTCATTCATGGGTTCTTCTGATAACTCACTTCAAAATGCTGAAGTAAAACTTTACTTTGGTTTTATGACTGGGGGCTTTGACTTTGCTGATTATGCTCTACTAGGTGTAACTAGAATTAAAGGTATTACCAAAGAAGCTAATGGCTTTAAATTTAGATCAAAAGAAGTTACTGATTTAATGCAAAGACCATTACTTAGTACAAGTGATGTACTAGACGGTGCTATAAATGATGTAGCTAATACTTTAGTACTTATTGATGCTTCTAGTTTTCCATCAACTGGACGTATAAAAATAGGTGCCGAATTTATGCAGTATTCGGGTAAAACCGTAAATACTTTAACAGGTGTAGCTAGGGGTGATCTAACTTCTACAGCAAGTAACCATGATGATGGTGACACAGTATCTTTAGTAACTAAAAAAGATGCTGCTAGTATGGACATTATTTTAGATGTATTGCTTAATGATCTAGGTATAGACCCTACTCTAATTGATCAGACTTCTTTTACTGACTTACGTGATAATGAATTTAATGGTGAAGATAACTTTGTACTTTATATCTATGATGTAGACAATGCTTTAAAATGGTTAGAAGAACGCATATTAGAAGCAACTAACACACGCCTATTTTCAGTTAACGGTGCAATTACTATTGGTCTTTTAGATCAGGTGCCTAAGTTTGAAGACTTACCTGAAATAGATGAAGACCATACACAGGCCGTACCATCATGGACTTTATCAAGTGACAAGCTAGTAAATAAAATCATAGTTAAATGGGGCTGGAATGAAGGTACCCAAAAGTTCACAAAAACTAATATTTTTACTGATGCTGATTCAATAGCCATTTTCGATGAACGTAAAGCACTGACACTTAAACTTTACGGTGTATTTAATTCTTCTACCGTATCTAATAGAGCTAATAGGTTACTTACTAGGTTTAGTACCCCTAAAGCACAAATAAAAGTTAGAACACATTTTAATCGCTTTGGTATAAATATAGCTGATAATGTTAGGTTGACACATCGCTACCTACCACAAGAAGGTGGGTCCTTAGGGTTCAGTGATACCTTAGAAGTAATGAGTAAGGCCGTATCAGGGCTTCATAGTGGGGCTACTATAAGCTTAGGCCTAGAGTTTTCCAGTTATTCAGGTATTAGGATAGGGCTTATTTCACCTTCACCTAAACTTGATTTAGTCATAACTGACCAAAAAACTTTTACTGTACCTGATGGTTCTTGTTATAAGGTTGGCTATCGGTGCGTTTTGTTTGATAATGTTAATAATACGTATTTTGGTGACCCAGTTAATGAAATTACTAAAGTAGATGGTAATGTTTTAACTTTCAAAGATGATTGGGTTACGATACTTGGGGCTAATGTTAGCTTATATTTTACTGATTACGATAATGCCAGTGGTGACCAACGTGCCGTATATGCTTGGGTAGCACCTGACACTGGGGTATTTTTGATTGACGGTAGTAAGGCTTATCAAATAATTTTTTAAGGATATAATATCATGGTAGAAACTCTAGTTAATCCCTTTTCAGGCTTAGAAGCTAAAGCAAAGCAACCTATAAATGAAGACCTAACCGATAAGAAATTTAAAGAAAATATTGAAGGCCTATTAGATAGTATTAATAATATATCTGTAGGTGGGGGTGATGCTGACAGTGGTATGATCGGGGAAATTACTTTAGGTGGTGAAGACAATGCCCCTAGGTATTGGAAGCGTAGATTTTCACCTTTACAACATATACTAAATGCTGATTCTAAAAACCCTAGTGGGTTTGACCCTGAAGCAAAATCATTAAAGAATGAGTTATTAACTTTTATTCAAAGTAATGATGCAGGTTTAAGTATTGGCATTAACCCAAACAATTATTTAGGAGAAAGATTAAATGTTGCTAAAAGTTCAAAAATATCTTTTAAAATAAAGAAAGGGGTAAACTTCTTCTCAATAGGTAGTACAAAAGATGCAGGATTTTCAGACTCTATTACAGTTATGATTGATAATGCAACACCAACATCATTAGGTTTAGAAGATGAAAATGGTGGTGCAGCTCCTAACACTTTTTCAACAAATGTGGCAGGTACATTTTTACAGGATACAGTCTTTTTTTACGGGTTAGACGGTGAAGAACATATTATCACTTTAGAAAATACTGATTCAGCTTCAAAGCTTTGGGGAGTTGGTTTTATAGAAGTAGGTTATAGATCACCAAACCCTACCATTGATGAATCAACTCATATCAATACGGGTAAAGCCACAGTACGTGGTACAGAAGTTACCTTTGCTGATGAAGAATTTGAATTTGCAAAGTTAGATTTAAACGGCCATACAGGTGCTATCGTATGTGATACATTAGGCGCACTGTCAAAGCTTGACGGTGAATGTCCGGCTATGACACAAGTTAAACCTGAAGAAGCTGTTATTTTTTCGGCACCAGTAACACAATTACCTGTTAAGAACACGTTCTATTTTCCTGATAATGGTATTTGCCTTTTATCTACACCTTATGGTAACCACCATTTATTTTCTTTTAATGGTAAAACTGATGCTTCAATTCAGGCCCACAGCCTAGACAACTTACTATGGCAATCACAGCCCACTGAAGACTTTACACCTTTGGCTGGGTTTACATCAGCTACCATTGGTGATGCTACAGGTGACCTAAATATAAACTACTGGGGAACCGCGCCTATTTTGATTGACGGTACAAATAACAAACTTGATTTTGAAATTACAATAGGTGGGGTAACTACAACCCATGCCGCTACTATTGCTTCAGGTAGATACGCTGCTGACCTAGTTCCTTTAGAGGCCGCTATACGTGCAGCTATGCAAGTGGTTAAACCTATTAATGGTGAATACCACATAAAATATAGTTCAGAATCACAGCTTTGGAATATATATGTGGAAGGTAATGAGATAGAAGCCTTTTCACTTCTTTTATCTACTGGTTTAAACCAAGCTAATTCAGTTCATTCTACTATTGGTTTTGCTGATACTGATTTAACAGGGGCCTTATCATATTTAGCTAACACTGAAGTACAGCATCTTTGTTGTAAAGCTTTAGAAGCTGATAAAGTTTTTATGTACAGTGAAGACCCTAGGATAAAATATAGTTCGGGTGATGCTGGGCTAACTGACGGTGAAATTTTAGATGTACAAGAAAGGTTAGGGTTAGGTCAAGTTAGGTCAATGAGTGGTGGATCACATTTAATGCAGATTTTCCCTGATGATGATTGTTGCGGGCTAGAAGTATCTTTTCTACAACATAATGAATGTGGTATGTTAACTTTTCAGGTTGATGACGGACAGTGTTTATACCTACTACAAGAAGATACTTCAGTAGTTACATCAATACGGGGAAGTGTCACAACTGCGTTCATTTCATTTCCAAGGGGATCAAGAAAAATAACAATAAGGGAAGAAGACTCCCCTCAATTTAGTTTGGCAACGAATACGGTTGAGAGAGTGATTTTTGTGGGTGCTAGGCAATACTTTACAAAACCCGCCTACGAAAAACTAACTAAATCACAAGCGGTAATTAAAACTTTTGATATTTCACCTGTAAGTTTATACGCTACAGTATATGGACATAATGGGGGTACACTGTACTCACCAGCGGCTTCAAATGATTCTATAAATACAATAACTGAAAACCTAATGACGGGGGCACTAGCTACTAATAGGTTCAATAGTTCAAGAAGAAGAACTGCTACCGTTGGTGGGTATATTGAGATTGATTTTACTCTACAAGGTGACGGTGGTGGAATAGCTATAAAAACTGGGCTATCAGGTGTTTTTACACGTAAAGCTGCGTTGTTTATTTCACAAGCTGTCATAAATGAAGGGACTGATAGAATACAAAACAATCACATGGATTGGGCCGCCAATTATTTCGATCAAAACGCTATGCAATCTATGGGGTTAAGAGCCGGTACTTATAAAGCTAGGTTTAAATGTGAACACGCGGGGGAATTTGAAAATAGTGGAATAGTTATTTATGACATTGCCTCCCCACAAGAAAACGCAAATACTGTAGCAGATATTGCTAACACTGGTCAGTCTATAGCTTACCCTATTAATGTTATGCGTGAAGTTATCATGCAAGATTCTGATAAACGTGTTCCCTCATGGTTGCAGCGTTCAGGCTACATGGAAGGCAAAAAGTCGCTAGTTAATTATTCTTTGTCGGGCCCAAACTGGATAAATTACGACGATACCGTAAATCTTATAGATCTTGCTGATGGATATTATGGCTCTAGAATGGAACAAGGAACACAAGGTTTCATAATACAAGTATCAGGGTTTATGAAATTTGTATCCCTTAAAGATAGTGCCTCTAGTGTATGGTCAGTAAACTTACAGCCTTTTATTGACGGAATACAAACTTTAAATAATTACTCACAAAGGACGCAAGTGAAGGGCGGTTCAGCTCCTTCAGTAACTAGAACATCAGCCCTACCATTATCACAAAAAGAATTTAAACTATCTTGTGCTTTAAATTCAGGGCTAACCTACACTATTGCTGACACAAGGGGACTGAAAAACGATAGAACAATTATTTTAGATGATGGCGCAAATAAAGAAAAAGTTGTTGTTGCTTCATTTATTGTGGGTACAAGTTTCACAATTAAAAAAGCACCTTCAGTTGTTATTCCCGCAAATGTTACAGATATTGAGTTTCAAGGTTTTCACACATATAAAATTCTGCAAAATGATTCCAACGCTGCTACCTTTACGTGTTTTGAATATGAACCTTTAAAAGTATCACCATCTAAAGCAATTCAAAGACGTAGTACAGTGTTCACTTATGAAAAGGTAGAAGTAACTAATAGAGAACTGGGGAACGGTGATAGTACTTATTACCCTGTCCATTCTGATGGTGTTGTAGGTAACTGGACAACTTCAACTATTCAAGTAATTGGAAAAACCGCAGCTAGTTCCTTCAGTCTAGGACAAGATTTAAAAAATATATCTATTGGTGCTGGGTCAATGAGTTTAAAAATTTCAAGTGAACGGCTTGTACCTGTACTTGATGAAAAGGAAAGATTCTAATGAAATACTTAGTCAAACAAATATTAGATGCTGATGTAGTTATAGGCCATGAGATAAAGCAGCAAGTAACAGCAAAGCATCTACCTAGGGGTGGTAACTATATTTTTGTAGAAGGTGTAGATACTGCTTACCCAAAAATTGAAATTGATGAAGATGGTGTAATGTCTATAGTTGAAGACACAGCACCAAAACAATTAAAAGAAGCTTGGGTAGCAATGGACCAAGCTATAGTAGATGATGCTGTACCTATTTTCAAAACTACTAACCGTGAATCTATGTTAGTTTTTGTAGATGACTTTCAACTTAGAATAATGGTACCTGAAATGTTTGTAGCGGCCGGTGAAGCGGCTGAAGTTAATACTACAACTTACGGTGAAGGTGAAGTTCTTGATACCGTTGAAAAAGTAAAGGGCTACTATTCAGAAGTTCTATATGATCTTCTACAAAAAAGACGTACCAAGATAGGCGAATACCTACAGTTTAAAGCTGGGCTAGGACTATGAGTAACCAACTTATCCAAATGCTTATTGATGAAGTACGTGAAAACCGTGTAGAAATTAAGCTTATGCGTGGTGACATAGCAAAGCTTGATAAACACGTGTTTTCAAACAAAATGAAGCTATCAATGTTCATAGGTGGGCTAAGTTTGTTTTTTAGTGTTGCTTGGGCTATCCTTTTTGAGAAGCTAAAAACAATATTATAAGGAGCGTACAAAATGCCAACAACTGAAGAAAAAGCAAAAATTGTAGAATTCAAAGATGGAAAAATCAAGATTGAATTTTCTAAAGAAATTGATACCAACAAAGATGGTGAACCAGTGGCCGGTGTATCTATCAGTCTATGGGTTGACCTAGCTGAAATACCTGATGAAGCTTTATCAGCTTGGAAGGCTAAAAAAGCTAAGTAATGGTTAACTACTTAATCAAAATACTTATACAAGAAATAATCAGTGCGGTCACCAAGGCCGTAACTGATTATTTTAAGTGGAAGGCTAAGGCCAAAGAAAATCAAGAAACTGCTAAGGATATTGTAAGTGAAAAAGACCCTCAAAAACGTGCTGAACGTATGCGTGATTTTCTTAGTAGCTAGTTGCGGTACCTCATGTAAAAAGTTTGACTGGGACCCTAAGCCTTACGTTGGTGACTCTACAAAACAACAACTAATAAATTTTAATGGTGAAACTGTTAGGTGTGATCAGCCTGAATTTGACACCTTCACGTGCTTTGACCCTGTTAATATAGCTGACTTAAAAACTGCTATAGATAAAGTCAATATGACTAAAAAACAGCGTAAAAAGGTCAACAAACTATTCAATAAAATTAAGCCTTTAAAGTAGGTAAAAACTACCGTAACATTTAAGTATCTGTAACTATTCCAAGGACGGGAACCGTTGAAGATTACTTCTTTTGATAAGCCTAAAAGGGTCAACACATTATCCCTTTTAGTACTATCAGACATTCATAGTACCTACATTGACCAAGCGTCTTTTGAAACTGCTTTAAGGTTCTTTTTACAAACCCCTAAGAAACGTAGAAGGATAGTCTTACTGGGCGATGTTTTAGATTTTGAGGCCTTTGTAACTAAGTCTGAAACATATCAAGCTGCTAAGAAATTTAAAGACTTTGATGGCTACTTTGTACCTGAAGTTGAAAAAGAGTGGGCTTGGTGGGAATGGTTTTTAGCTGAACTTATGCCTTTAGTAAGTGACTACAATGACATTTGGTTTTTTGAGGGTAACCATGAAGAACGGCTTAGAAGACCACATTTTACTAAGTTTATGCTTCATGAATATGCCTATTTGTTTGATCTTAAAAAGCAGTTAAAGATTGAAGAACGTGGAATAAATTTTATCCCTTACAATGACTGGGTAAAAATATCTACAGCTTCAGGTGACTTAATGCTGACCCATGGGGTGTATTGTGGCGCTAACCCTATTAAAAAGCACGTAGATGTAGCCCGTTGTTCAGTTATGTTTGGTCATACACATGAAAGGGGGGTTACTTCCTTTAAGACTGTAGAAGGGTCCTTTATGGGGTTTAATAACCCATGTTTATGCACTACCCAGCCTAGATACATGGAAGGTAGACCACACAACTGGTCAGTGGGCTTTAGTACCATTCAAATAACTGATGAAGCTTTCTATGTTAACCAGTTCACAACGCATAAAGGGGTTCTTTATGATGCCCACGGTAGAAAAATATGACTAAGAAGTTCAAAGAAGGTAGCCTTTATAAGATAAGATTCTATGATCATTGTGTTGGGTCCCAAGATATAATGATTTGTGAGACAACCGGCTGGTGCATTAAGGATGATGCCCAGCACGTTGTTTTATCCCATTGGATAGTTGACACCAAAGATAAACAAATCAAGAAGGATAATGTAGAACCTGTAAGCATTATTAAAAGCTGTATTATCCGCACCCGAAAACTTGCTTAGTTTTTAAATCAATAGTATCTAGAACGGTATTCATAGTATATGGGTAAACTATGTATGATAGTCCACCGGCACGTTTATGTTCTAGTAGTTTAACTAATTGTAGTGGGGCTAGAACACCGTTTTCAATTTTAAGTTCTACTCTTATTGATCTACCACGCACACATATTACACGGTCAGCTGTACCAATAATACCAACTTGCTGTATGTTCTCATTGGTACAGTCTTTACCGAATCTTTTAGTTATGGCCGCATCAAACTTTTCACCGAATATAGTTTCAGGTTTTTTAGCCATCTATAACACTTACTAGTTCATTGTTAATAATATCAAACCCTAAGCAAAAGTTAGCTATGGCTTGGGCATTATTTTTAAGTCCTTCACCTTCCATTATTTGACGTGCTGTAGGTGTAGCTTTAGCAATAAAAGCTTCTTCTAATAGCATAACTACCTTACAGCCACAATCATCATAAACATCTAGATTATAGTCACCGCGCTTTTTCCTAGTGGTCCAGCGTATGCCTTTATAGCCCCTTAAAGGTGAGTCACCTATATGAAAATTTAAAAGCCTGATCATACGTAAAGCTTCTTCTTCAGCAAAGGTGCCTTTGTACTTTTCTTGCATTAGAATCTCTAGTCCCTCTACATCACTATCATGCCCAACACTATTTTTATGGCCTGATATAACAACATCAGGCTTCCATTTTTCTAATTGTCTACCTACACCTTTGATACCTACCCCATCCCTTTTGAATAGTTTCACGGCCATGGACATACTTACTAAATCAATGAACTTTTTTGCCCAACCTAGAACGTAGCCACTTATATCATATTCCCTTCTTTTTTCTATCTTTTGGGGGGAGTCAAAGAAGTCTAAAGGCATTTTAACAGGGTAAGAAGAACACCCACTTTTTGAATCTGTGTGTGCTTGTATTAAAGCTACTCTTTTATATAGTCTATGCTTACCTTCATTTCTACGGTTTATTTCGTCCTCTACCGCGCTACTTCCTACAGTAACTTCAATAGGTTTTGTTCTATGTGTAAGGAGTCTTCTTGCTTTTCGCCATTTACTTCTAAGCCATTTAAACATTGTATTTTTCCTTGTTATACCAGTCAGTTAAACTAAAATCTATTCCAGCGGTCAACGGTAAGTATCTATGTGGGTAAGCTTCTTCCATTATTTTACAAATATATTCAGCTGTAGACATTACTTGTCCTACAGGCATTTCAAAGATGCCTTCATCATGAACCGTCAAAAGCATGAATACATCAGTATCACTAATATAATCATCTATTTGGTTCATAGCAAGTTTAGCAACATCACCACACCCACCCTGTATATAATGGTTAGGGGTTCTATAAGAAGCATCTAAGATACGTCTACCAAACCAGTTAACTATAAACCCACGCTTTTTAGCTACTTCTTGGATAGATTTTACTAAGGCCTGTACCCTTCTAAGGGTTGTGAAATATTTCTTCTTCAGTCTCTTAGCTTCCAGTAATAGAATCTTTAAAGCATCAGCTAACTTTTGGGCACCACCACCATATAGAAGCATGAAGTTAAGGGTTTTTGCTGGTTCACGTTCTACTTCCATCATTTCAGCAGTAGCGGTATGTACATCTAAACCGTTTAGAATCTTTTTAATAGTAGGAAGTTCACCAGCTATATCTAGAAGTAGGCGGTATTCCATTTGATCCCAGTCAATCATTACAAACTTACACCCTTCACGTGGTATAAAGCATTTTCTCACAGGGTACTTACTGCTGTCTTCACCACGCTTGGGTACATTTTGTAAGTTAGGTCCACGACTAGATAACCTACCCGTAGAAGTACCACCTTGAACAAATGTACAATGAAGTATATCGTCTTCACCGGCCATATCTAAATAGTTCTTAAAATATGTAGTAGCTCTTTTATAGTGCTTCCTAGCAGCTACAATAATTTCAGTCAGTTCATTATCAGGTAAGTTTTCAGCTGAATAAGAATCATTACCCTTTTCAGTTTTACCAGCGGTCAGCCCTAGTTTTTTAAAGGCTAGTTTATAACAGGCCGGTGCATCTTGAAATTCAATACCGTCAGTTAGGGCATAGAATTTAGAACACGCTGTATTGTATTGGTCAATTTCATAAGCATAAGCTTCTTCACAATACTTACGGTCAATCTTTACACCTTTAGCTTCCATTCTGAACAAAGTTTTAGTTAATCTTATTTCATTATTAACTACATTCATAAGGTCAGGTAACCCCATATCTTCTTGTTCTTTAGCTAATTCAGCTAATCTAGCTTCAATATATCTACCAAGTTCAAAAGTTACTCTACCATCTTGCATACCATAGGCTGAAATAATATCAAATGGTACAAGATTAAAATGAAGATCACGCCTAGGGTTTTTCTTCCCTACATCTACTTCAGTGTATAGTTTATTTTTTAGAATATACTTCATTACCTTATCGTCTTTATCAAAACCAATAAGGGCACCAAGATTAGATAAACTATATGAGGGTAATTGGTTATTAACTAATCTAGCTAAGGCCTGTGTGCAAAAGATTCTAGACTTAAATTTAATACCTAACTTTTCAACATTCAAAAAGTGCATATCAAACTTAGCATTTTGCATATAAATAGTATTATCAGGGTTGTCTAAAATACCCCTTAACCTTTTCATAGCTTTTCTAGGTAGAATTGTTTCAGCTGGTGCCTTGTTACCTAGATGGTCAGGGGTATCATCAAAGTTAAAATAAAAATCATCTTTGTAAGTAGATACGATAATAGAAAATAGTCTATCTTTAAGGTAAGCATGGAAGCCTGAAGTTTCAGTATCTAAACTAAAAACACCATGACATTCTAATTCAAACATTACCGCATCTAGATTTTCATTTGTTACGTGTATTCGTGCCATTTAAAACCTCAACCCTATATCGTGAAATTCTTTTGTGCCATCTAATAAATTTACTTTCAAATGTTCATCACTAGATACTTCTAAAGTCACAAATTTATTAGCTATCTTAAGTTGAATCATAACTCTACTAGGACAGTGTTTTACAACGGTAAGTTTACCTTCTAGGTCACCTAAATACCCTACATTATCTATATCTCTAGTGAAAAAACATTCTACTTCCATTATTCAGCCTTTGTTTTAATTTCTGTTAGTAAGTCATCTACAAATTCGGATAGTGTTGAATATCCTAGCTTCTTATAATTAGCTTTTAACCATTTTTTAATACTGGGTTTTACGTTAACGTAAAGTATGTCACTACGCTTTTCTTTTCGCTTGATAGTCATTTCTTACGCTTCCTTCCAAATGGGCCATAAATATGGTCACCAGTAAACCACCTATGAATTCTATAAATAGTTCTCTTTATTTTTTCTTCCCTAGTCAAGTGTGTAACTTTAATTATGCCGTGTTGAATAGGTTTAAGTTTTTTATTAAATCGACAAGACTTTAAGCATCTTGTACACGCTAAACGGTTTATATTGTCTACCGTAATAATTCTAAAGGTTGAATATTCTAAGCAATGTCTACACACAGCTTTAGTAACTTTGCTGTAAGACGTATTATGTTTGTTTCTTTCTTTGTATTTTACATTAGTCATAAAAAGTCCAAAAAAGTGGGACGATTGCGCGCCACTATGGCCGTCCCACTTTACTTAAATTAAGCGTTAAGGGCTAAAATTTTAGTATCTAAAAACTTAAATACTTTGTTGTTTTTAGCAGCAAAGGCCTGAAGGTTTTGCGCTTGCTTAACAGTCATAGTAATACCTGTATTAGCTTTGTTGTTGATCTTAGTAGCTTTTTTAACTACCTTTTTCTTTGCTGTCTTAGTGACCATGATAGTCTCCTTATATTAGGGCATAATTGCCTTATTAAAATTTAGGTTTTTCACCAGTAGCAGCTTCATTTTCAACTATTGTAGTTTCTACATAGTCATCACCATCTTCAGCTACTTCAGTGTACGCATCTTTGTTAGTCATCATTTCACGCACCCAGTTTTCTACGGCTTCAATTTCTTCTTTTTCAATCATTCTACCCGCTGTGACTGTAGGGATATAATAATCATCATCAGCTTGAACAAATTCAGAAGATAGTGTGAATACCTTAGCGTAGGAAGGTAGCTTTTGGACCTTACGCATTTTGAAGAAACTATTCTTAAGCTGTATGCCAGCTTGGTAACCTGATCTTTTGAAGTCTACCATGTAAGGGAACGCTACCCCTTCCATAACTTCTTCTACCTTAAGAACATAGAAGCGATTGATCATATTAATCTGACCCTTAAGAATCATTTCTAGAGTTACACCAAGCTTTTCAGCACGTTCAGCTAGTTCAGCTGGTATTCTAGGGTTCTTACGTAGGTCTTCATTTTGTGGGTTATAGTCAATGGTACCTAAGTATTCAACTTTATCTTTACCTTTTGGTAAGAATTTCACTTCCCACAGCTTAGTATCATTCATAATAAATAGATCAATACTAGTACCCATATCATTTTTTTCAACATTATTAATAAAGTTACCTACTGGTGCTTTTTCAGTGTTAAAAGCTGCTTTTGTCATGGCCTGAATAAGCGTAAGTTTTGGTATTCGTAAATCAACGGCATCAAGTGTATCACCGGCTGAACCAAGGGACGCATCAAACGCACCAGCTAGTTCATTAGAAACTTCTGTACTTTGTTTTAGTGCTACTTCTTTACCTGTCTTTTTAGTCATCTTAATATTCCTTGTTATTGTTAACCTAGCCCTATGCTAGTAAGTTATTCATTTGGTGTTTGTTCACCGCTATCGGCTGGTTTATTAGCTTCAGCTTCCATTGACTTAAGATTTTGTTCTTCTAGCCCTTGAAATTGTTTAAGATGAAATGCGTACATTTTATCATCAGAATTAATGTGTAATGGTTCACCACCATCTACATAATAAACTGTGATACATTCATCAGTTAGTACAACTGTTTTAATACCCTGTTGTGCGAATAATAGTGTGCTTGTCATGATTTACTTCCTTTTGTTATTGGTTTAAATATTATATTTAGCCGTAGCCGTTGCCGTTGCCGTAGCCGTAGCCGTTGCCGTCGCCGTAGCCGTTGCCGTTGCCGTAGCCGTTGCCGTTGCCGTTGCCGTAGCCGTAGCCGTAGCCGTCGCCGTAGCCGTTGCCGTTGCCGTTGCCGTTGCCGTTGCCGTTGCCGTAGCCGTTGCCGTCGCCGTAGCCGTTGCCGTTGCCGTAGCCGTAGCCGTTGCCGTCGCCGTAGCCGTAGCCGTTGCCGTCGCCGTAGCCGTAGCCGTTGCCGTTGCCGTCGCCGTTGCCGTCACGGGTTTTAAATGTTATTAAATTTTCCATTCTATAGCACCATATAGATTAGTCACGGCAGTTTCAGTCATCGGTATAATTTCAATAACTCTATTTAATAGAATTTCATTTACTGCCATTGTTATTTTACAACTTTCAATAGACTTACTTCCTTCCATAGCTAACTGTGAAAGTGTGGCTGCTTTTTGCCAACTATACACACGTCTAGAATCTTTTAGAATGGCCTCTTGACCTACTTTTTCTACTAAAGTGCCAAAATGTACGCCCGCTGAATAAGTACGCACCATAACCTTAAGTCCTACAAACTTATCATTAAGGTTAGTAGTTCTTGATTCTTCAGGGGGCATTTTATTAACCCCTGTAATCTCTTCTTTTAAAATTTCTTTTAATAAATCACGTAACATTTTACTTCCTTTTGTTATTGGTTCTACAGCTATTACATTGATAGCCTTTTTCTGGTATATCCCGCCAACCCCGTGGTAATTTTGTATTAAATTCGGCCCTATAAGGTGACCACGTACCACAAAAGTTACAGTGAAGTGTTACGGGTTCTATAGGTTGTTTGTCCATAATAAATTGGTTGGCTTCTTGTTCTATTGACATTATTTTTTAGTCCATGGTGGTGGTTCAGGGTAGGTTATAGCTCCCTTAGCATACTTAAAGTTATTTCCTTTAAAGTATTTAATCCACATATCGGGCTGCTCTTCACCAATACCTTTTACTATAAAACAAATATCAGGGTAAGTTATAGCTAAAATTTTAAGATGTTCCTCATGTTCATACCACTTAAAGGTATCTTCACTTTTTATCTCTTTGAAGACGTCCCTGTAAAAGGTGTATTCTGAAACTTTTTCAAGTTCTATGCGTACTTCTTCAACTTTAGCTTCATCTATATCTTCACCTATTAATTGAATAGAGAAGTCCGTGTAATAACCCATTACTTCTTCACCGCACGTTTACGCATACCTAGTGAATAGTAAGTATATGGTTCTACCATTGGTAACTTAAATTCAATATCACCAGTTTCTTCTATCATCTTTTCTACTTCTTTATCATGCCATGATGAAAAGCTTCTAGCGTTGATAGTAAGCATTGTTTGTAAAACTGTGTCACTGTAGTTACTTTTTATATACTCGAATAGCGCAGCTTTTTCAGCTTCACCCTTGGGTACAGTACAAGAAGTTTTTAGAGTTAATGAAACTGTACATAGATCACCTTGAACTTTATCTACCCCTGAATCTTCCAAAAGTTTAGCTAATTCACCTTTAGCTTCTTTATGCTTCTTTTCAGCTTCATCAGCTAATAGCTTCAGACTGTAAAGATTATCTACTTTTTCTTTAATTTGTTTTAGGACTTCAGCGGTTGTAGGTGCTTCACTTAAACTTTGATCAAACATTAGTCATTCCCCTTATTGATATTGTCTAGAATATGTACAATATAGAACAGTTTACATAAATGCAAGTTTTTTTCTAGTTATTTTTCTAGGTGTGGTATAATTACTGAAACCAAAATAAGGGGTAAATTATGACTGTCAATTATGAAGATATTGTAGGTAGTGTAGCTCCTATACCGTATCTAATTATTGTTTTTAAATAAGGAGTAATGGTGAATAAATTAAAAGAATATAGAGAAATAAAACGCCCCTACTATAAAGTTAGTTGGGTTGGTATAGTGGAGGGTTACGAAATAACTAAGACCGATGATATACCGAATGAATACGATATATTCAAACTATACAGTGACGCTAAGTCATTCGCAATACAACAATCTAGTGATGATGTACAGGGTGCTAAAAGAGGTTTAGAGGCTACCCGATCAATAAGAAAAAGTGACATACTTTAAACATCATCTAAATCTATTTTAGGCATAGCTTCCCATAGTTTTTCAATTTCTTCATCAGTCCTACCCATAACTTTACTTAAGTTTGTAAACTGTTCTTTATTAAAATAGGCTTCCCCACAGGGTGTAATAGAAGCAATATCATTATGTTTTGGTGGGGGAACTATTCCCCCTTCTTTAAATGACTTCTTTTTAAAAGCAAGGGTTGTAGCATAAATAAGTATATCAGGTACTTTCATAATTAAACCATTCCCAGTAATTCACTTCTACCAAGTTCTTTACTCTTCACTTCTAAAATATCTTCAGCGTGGTCACGTTTAGCTGCTAGTGCTTCTACAATACGACTGTCAATAGTATCAGGAGTAATAAGATCAATTCTAGTAGTGCTACGTTTCTGACCACCACGATAAGCCCGTGCATCAGCTTGAAGATCATGTTCAAGAACAAAAGAACGGCTGTAATAAATTTCATAATTAGCTGCTGTAAGATTAACACCAGTACCCCCCGCCCCTTGATTAGCTATTATACATTGTACCTTTGGGTCATTATTAAAGGCATCTACATTATCTTGTTTTTCTTGTCTACTTTGCTGACCCGTTAGCATTACAAAATTTATGCCCAGCTTAGTACATAGGTCTTGTAACTGCTGATACGTAGGAGTGAATATAGACCATATTATAATTTTGTTGGTCTTGTTTGTAGATAATTCTGTTAGTAGTTCTTCAAGTATTTTAATCCTATTGGTATCAATAAGCTTAATATTATCACCTGTAAATATCCCACAAATAAGCTGCTGAAGCCTTAAGGTTTTAACTATAGCTAAATCAGCTTTCATCATTTCAGGTAGGTCATCTAAGTCAGGTAGTTCTACTGTAGGTACTTCTACCATAGTATTTGTACTTGGTTGAAACTTCTTAGTAGTACCTACTTTAACTTCAATATCATCAATAAACGCTACTAAATCATCACGCATAGATTCATATATTCTACGCTGATCTTTAGTAAAGGGTACTTCTAATGTTTGGTAGGTTCTTGGTGGTAAGTCTAAAACTTCATCCTTCATAACCCTATCAGCGTGTCTATAAATTAGTTCGTTTAGGCCTTCCATAGATTCGGTCTTACGGTGACCATAGATTTTAAAGTAATTTTTATCTTTAGGTACAAAGTTAGGGAAGTGAATATGTGAAGGCATATTAGCGTTCTTGTCATAGAAGTACTGACTTCTAAAACTAAAGTAATTAGCGCCTAGTATCTTAGGGTCTAGAATATAGAACTGGGACCATAGGTCTAGTGCTGACTGTAATATGGGTGACCCTGTAAGTATGAATTTGTACCTACATTGGGGCTGCTGTGATAGTTTATGTAGTGCCTTAGTTCTCTTACCGTTATTAGCTTTGAAGCGGTGACTTTCATCTACTACTAACATTTCAATACCAAGCTTTAAAACTTCATCCCATACATCTACGTTAGATACATTGTCAGTATTGATAATAAATATTTCAGCTGTAGGGTTGTTTATTTGTTCTAGTCTTAGCTTCTTTTGTGGGTTCTTCAGCTTCCTACCATTAGGTTTTGTACACCCGTCAACTATTTGTATCTTTTCTTCAGGTATATAGGTGTGGGTAAGTAGCTCCCTTTTCCAATTTTCTAACACAACTAAAGGGCATATAATAAGCATCTTCACCCAGCGTCCATTGTCTTCACACTTTATTCTGTATATTTCTGAAGCGGTCTTAGTCTTCCCAGTTCCCATATCATGAAACAAAGCATAGACATTTATATTTTCAGAATCTATTAAGTCTTCTACCTTCTTCTGATGGTCCCATGATTCAAATGTTTTATAAGTTGTCATTTAAGTATCTCTTTGTTGGCTTTTTCGTTGATTTCTTTTAAGCATTGGCGCGCCCATTTCCCACCAATCCATTTGTCGTTTATCTTTTCTTGATCACTAGGGTGCGCTCTATTCCAGTTTTTATAGGGGCTGTTGTGGGCTGAATACTGCCAATCTGACACCTTAGCATATTTCTCCACACACTCCCTCAACTTCTCATTTTCAGCTTCAACTTGCTTTAGTTTGGTTTGGTTTAATTCTGCACCAGACTCATAAGCGTCAACTATTGCATTCTCTAAAACGAACGTACTAACTGATGATATCCCTGCGCTGTTAAATTTATTAATTATTTTCATTGTGTAGTTTTCTACATCCATAACTATTCCCCCAGCTCTTTAAGGCATTGCCTAGCTCGCTTATTATAATTAGTACTTGTGCCAGATTGCTCAATTACAAATTTTAAACACTCAATCAACTTTTTTCCCCTCGCCTCAAGCTCGCCGATGCGTTTTTGTGACCTATCAAATAAGTCAACCCTTACGTATTGTGGTTCATTTTCCCATGAGAAAGTGTCCCACGGGTTCACCATCACATACATAGGCGCAGCGAACGTGTTATTTGGTAGCCTTGTATGATTATTAAATAAATCACTAGC